CCATCAGCATACGCAAATGGGTGGGCAGCAAAGAACTACAAAGAAAAAGGCGGAGGCTGGAGAAGTTGCTCCGAATCGGTAGTAAATGAAGGTGGTTGTTGGGAAGGGTATAAGCAAGTTGGAATGAAAGATAAGGATGGTAAGCAAGTACCAAATTGCGTTCCTATAAATGAAGATATGGCTGAATTAAATTGTGATGAAAATGGTAATTGTTGGGAAATGGAACCACCACGCTATCAAAGTACATCTATGGGATATAGAGAAATGGAATTGGAAGAAGAAATAGAAGAATACGATGTAGAAACATTGGAAGAGATGCGTGATTTTGTAAAGTATATTAAAGAATATAATTCTTTACTGTCCGAAGCAACTTGTCCATGTTTATTAGAAGCAGAATATCAGGGACGTACAGTAAAGCTTGGTAAGATAATGCAAGGTGATGTTAAAAAATTCAAAGTATATGTTAAGAATCCACAAGGTAATGTTGTAAAAGTAAATTTTGGATTTGGTGGTTCATCTGCTAAAGGAAAAAGAATGGTTATTAAAAAGAACAACCCAGAAAGAAGAAAGAATTTTAGAGCAAGACATAATTGTGATAATCCTGGTCCAAGACACAAAGCAAGATATTGGGCATGTAGGACTTGGTAATTCCAAATTTTTTTATTACATTTATAGGTAAAATAGTATTATGGCAGATAAAACAATATTTAGCAGGTTACAACGATTATTTTCGACTAACACTATAGTCCGCAGGACAGCAACAGGTAACAGAGTTATAGATACCGATGAGTATCAAAATATGACTACAAATCTTGTTGACCGGTTTATGAAGTTGAAAGTAACAAATTATGCCTCAGGTCAAATTGATTCATCATTAGCGTATCAGCAAGTTCGTATTGATCTTTTTAGAGATTACGATTCAATGGACCAAGACCCAATACTATCTTCAGCACTAGATATATACGCTGATGAATGTACTGCTCAAAATGAAATGAGTAATGTATTAAAAATTCACCACCCAGATGATGATGTTAAAAAACTTTTAGAAAATCTTTTTTATGATATTCTAAATGTAGAATTTAATCTTTGGCCTTGGACGAGAAATCTTGTGAAATATGGAGATTTTTTCTTACAATTAGAAATAGCAGATAAAATTGGTATTGTAAATGTATTTCCATATTCTCCATACGAAATTACTCGTGTTGAAAACTTTGACCCTGCTAATCCACAAAGAGTTAAGTTTGTATATGCACCATATCAAAATCCATTGGGAGCTTATGGACAAACCACAAAAAAAGAATTTGAAAATTATGAAGTAGCTCATTTTAGACTTAATAATGACTCTAACTTCCTTCCATATGGTAAATCAATGATTGAGGGCGGACGTCGTGTTTGGAAACAAATACAACTTATGGAAGATGCTATGTTACTTCATAGAGTAATGAGAGCACCTGAAAAGCGTATATTCAAAGTTGATGTGGGTAATATTCCGCCAAACGAAGTAGATAATTACATGCAGCGTATTATTAATAATTCTAAAAAAGTACCATTTGTAGATGAAAGAACGGGTGAGTATAACTTAAAGTTTAACATACAAAATATGATTGAAGACTTTTATCTTCCTGTTCGTGGCAATGATACTGGTACTTCAATAGATACTCTAAAAGGTTTGGAATATAATATGATTGAAGACCTTAACTATCTTAAAAATAAGTTAATGGCAGCTCTTAAAATTCCAAAAGCATATCTAAATTATGAAGAAGATACAGGTGGTAAAGCAACACTTGCGGCATTAGACTCACGTTTCGCAAAAACCGTTGAAAGAATACAAAGAGTATTGGTATCGGAATTAACAAAGATAGCAATAGTTCACCTATATGCTCAAGGAATAACCGATGATAGACTTACCGATTTTCAATTAGAACTAACAACTCCTTCAAAAATATATGAACAAGAAAAAGTTGAATTGTATACATCAAAAGTTCAATTAATTACTTCAATGCAACAAACAAAAATGTTTTCAAAGGAATGGATGTACGAAGCAATTATGGGTATGGCCAAAGATGAACAAGATACCGAAACTCTTGCTGTATTAGATGATACAAAGCAGGCATTTAGACTTAACTCAATAGAAACGCAAGGTATAGACCCTGCCGACCAAACCGGACAAGAGGGGCAGACTAATGTAGAAGAAGAAATTCAAAAAATAAAAGACGAATTGGAAGAAGATGGTAAAATTGGCCGCCCAAAAGACCCTGTTAGATACGGAAAAGATGATCACCCATTAGGTAGAGACCCACTTGGAGATAAAACTCTAAAAAGAAAAGAAGGTTATTCTATGTATAATAAATACAAAAAAAATTACCAAGAAATATTCAAAGATATGGATGGTAATAAAAAGAAAATCATTACTTCTTAATTCAATACTTTAATTTACTATTTAGAGATATTTATAGTAAATTCTAATTGAATGTCTGGTATTTTAGAAATTAAACGTGGGACATCTTCACCGTCCCTTACAGATGGTGAATTTTACTTAAATAAAGGAATAAACGCTGTACAAATAGGTAGTGGTTCTTCTATAATTACACTATTACCACTTAATCAATTAGTTACTGGTGACATTATCTTAAATGGTAACATATATGCCGATAATTTAGATATTAGTAGTTCATATGCGGAAACAAGCTCTTATGCACATTTTGCACAAACTACAGGAAATGTAATATCGGCATCTTATTCAAATGAGTCTAAGCAAGCCGCATCCTCATCTTATATACTATCTTCAAATGTTTTTGGCCCAAATGGATTTAATTCTATAATTACTTCATCATTTGCATTAACCGCATCCTTTGCGCCCAATTATTTATTAGTAAGTGGTACAGGTTCAATGCTTTCCGCATATGTACTAAATACTCAAACGAGTAGTTTTATAACAAGTGCACAAACTGGAAGTTTTATAACAAATACTCAAACCTCTAGTTTTTTGTTTGTTAATCAAACAAGCTCAATGTTATCGGCCTATGTTCTTAATTCGCAAACGAGTAGTTTTATAACAAGTGCACAAACGAGTAGTTTTATAACAAGTGCACAAACGAGTAGTTTTATAACAATTGCACAAACGAGTAGTTTTATAACAACTTCTCAAACAAGTTCAATGAATGTAGCTACAGCATCCTATGTTACGGGATCTGTATTCACATCAGCTAACCCTGCACTAACAGCATCTTATGCACTAACAGCATCATTTGCTCTTGCTGTAATTGGTGTTTCAAACTTTGAAACATCATCATATCCGTTTAATGTTACGGGAAGTACAATTTATTCGTGGAATGCAAACACATCGCAAAGTTCACAATTACCTATAAATACAAATAATAGTTTTATAGTAGGCCAAAGGGCTGGAATAGATGCTTTGTATGATACAACTGGATCATCTATAAATTCTCATTCAATTATGATTGGGTTTGAAGCGGGTAGATCTAGTTTAACATCATCTAATAATATAATATTAGGAGAATCGGCCGGAGGATTGTTAAACCGTGTTTCGCATTCCATTTTTATAGGAGCTAATACTGGAAGAAATACAAGTGCACATAATTCTTTTTTTATAGGTAGAAATGACGGACAATTTGCAATAAATGCCGAACATTCTAATTTTATAGGTAGAAATTCGGGATATTTAGCTTCTTCAGCATCTTATTCAACTTTTATAGGATATAATACAGGCAGGGCTTTAACTACAGGTCCAGGTGATAATAATATAATAATAGGTACAAACATTACTTTACCGGATAATGTTACAAATTCTATAAATTTTGGTGGTGTATTATTTGCAAGTGGTACATATTCTACAAAAACGGGTAATCCAAGATCTACACAAGTAGCAAATGGTAGAGTTGGGGTAAATATTTATCCGAATAATTATAATTTTGAAGTAAATGGAACGGCAAATATTTCAAACGGATTATATGTTACCAATAGTATAAACTTATCGGGATCAAATAATCATTTAGGAAATTATACAATAACGGGTAGCATAGTATCATCAGGTTCCAATACATTTATAGGAAATCAAACGGTGTCAGGTAGTTTAACTTTAACACAAAATTTAATAGTATCTGGATCCGCATCATTTACATATTTTAATGCAGTATATGTAACATCATCTACAATTTTGACAACCGGTTCAAATCAGTTGGGAGATGCATTAGATGATATACAAACTCTAATTGGTACGGTAAATATAAGTGGTAGCACAAATATAACAGGTTCACTAAATGTAAATAATGGTATAACGGGCTCTTTATTGGGTACAGCTAGTTATGTTAGTGGTTCTGTATTTTCTTCTACAAACCCGGCTGTGAGTTCATCTTACGCTCTAACCGCATCATATGCGTTAAACGCAGGATCGGGCGGATCCGGTGGAGCTGGGTTTCCATTTTCAGGTAGCGCTGTAATTACAGGTAGTTTGACAGTTACAGAAGGAATTACAGGCTCTTTATATGGTACAGCAAGTTGGGCATATAATTTAGTAAATGGAATAGTTGTATCAGGATCTGTTTCAGGATCTGTATCAGGTTCATTAGAAGGTACAGCAAGTTGGGCAATAAATGCACTAACATCATCATATCCAATAGCATCGAATGGAAATAGTATATACTCTGTAGGACCTAGTGCAGGCCCTTTTTATTCACCCCCAGACAGCTGTGTAATATTTGGATATGAAGCTGGAAGTGGTTCTTACGCAAACGATTCTGTTTTAATTGGCACCGGGGCCGGCAAAGGCGCACAAGGATCCGTAGCTGTTTCTATAGGATTGAATGCGGGAGGAAATAGTTCTGATAATAATTCAATTTTTATAGGACAATCGGCCGGATATGGTGCATATACTGGATTTTCACAATTTATTGGTTTTAA